TCCGACACCATGTGCAGCAGGGTTATTGGTAACTGCTTCGAATCTTTCTATAACTTTCTTTGAGTATGGCATGGATAGTATTTATCTTCGTTTACACCATACACGTACCCACCATTTAAAATACTTACGTCCTTCACCATAAGCTGCTGAAGCTAATCTGTTATAAATCATTATCGTCCTTGACCGCGATATTTTTTAAAAGAACGTTTCTTTGCTTTATTCATTGTTGCCATCGACTTTGGTCGTTTACCAATTGATGTACCTTTTTTGATACCGTTATGTATACTTGCGTAAGCGTTACTCTTTGCTGCCATATCTATCCTCTTGTAAATATTTTATCAGACCTGAAAGGTCTCCAATATAATTGTTGTCTACGAAAACTTGTGGTAATTTTGTTGTGTCTGCTCCACCTTCAAGCGATTCCAAATAATATTTACGAATAGTACAATCGTAATACTCAAATTTTACTCGGTATTGCTTACAAATATGTTTTGCTTTTTGACACGCACCACAAGAGTTCGTACCATAAATTTTAATCATTATAGTTTATTGAACTTGTTACTTTTTGTTTTTGGAACTCAGAGTCTTCTCTCCACTCTTGCCAAACTTGCATAGTAATTTCATGCTGTCTTTTGTGGCATAAATGAGTAGTGACTGCACCTGCTATAATAGGAGTTGCGAAAACAACCAACATCCATAAAGTAAACGGACTAAAGAATTGTTCCATTGCAATATACCATGTATCAAGATTCATTATTTGGCCTCTTAGGAACGTTGTTCCAATTTTCTACATATGCAACTTTTCTTTCACGTGGCCATTCTGAAATAAGAGCTGGATTGTCAATATCAAATCGCTCAATCATTTCATCTTCAGTAATAACAGCTATATCACTGATTTGTTCACCTAGATATTTCTGACTGAACTCATTACATTCTTCAGAAACAACAGTGTCACTGGCCCACTCTTTAGCAAGCTCATCATTTAGTTCTACATCAGGATTTGTTTCTTGTAACCCATCCCAAGGAATCATATATGTCTGCCGAAATGTCGACACACAATCCACTTTAACATATTTTTTCATAATAAACCTCAATAAATTATATAAACAATAAACCTATAAAAAATCCAATATTCAACCCAATAGAACATACCAAAATAAAATCCTTAGTAAAACTCTTTTGCTCGAACTCTACGGTCTCTATTAGTCTTGCTCCATGCTCCAAGTCTTGCTGACTCTGCGCGCTTCTTCCATCTCGGTTTTACCCTCGATACCCTTGCCATTTCTGTTTGGCCTTTTTACTTCAACTCGAGTATTGATAGGTGCACCAAACTCTCGTTCGTAAACTGTTTGTCCTCTGTCGGGACTCTCATAAATTTTTGTCATTGCCATAACTCCAATCCGAATAGTTTGTTTCTTAATGGTCTATCGAAATCTTCTTCTTTGACCATTTCATTTTTGACTTGTGAATCGTAAAATTCTTTTAATGGTTTATATGCGCTACGAATCTGAACTGGCATAACACCACCAGACTGAATAACCCATTCAATTTCATTTGCAACTTTACGAGCAAGTCTGATTTCTTCTTGAGTACCTTTATCACATACTTCAAAATCATTCTTCATTATATATTCCTCAAAATAATGCTTGTTAAATATAACAGTAATAATACTGTTCCCAAAAAACTTCCAATTAGCATAAATCCAAATAACAGTATTTTACCTAACGTTGGCTCGAAAGGTTTGTCTGGTAATTTGCCTACGCCGATTAGCGCTTTAAATACTTCTTTAATCAATTAAATAAAACATCATTGAATGCAAATACAACTAACATCAAACCAAATACTGAGATTTGTATAATTGCTGGTATAACAACAAACATGACCATAGGGTCAAAGTCCATGCGCATCCAATAATCTTCCTTGTGCCACTGTTTCACTTCTTCTGGTGAAGCTACTTCATAATTTATTTTTTCCATATTCCATCCAATAATTCTTCGACCTCTGGATATTCGTCCATACAATCTACTATCATATCAATTTCATCTAATTGGTCAAGTTCTTCAGCGAGACGATACATATAATGTTGCTGATGCAGCTCTCTCATAAATGCATTGACTCTTAACCACCTTTGATAGTTTCTTTGTCTTTCGTCATCGTTTGAATGTTGACTCATTACTTAAACAGTCCTATTCTTTTTCCTTCTTTAACTCTACGGTCATACTCTTCTGGGCTTGAAGGATATTGCCAACCCCATAGAGCACCTAGTGCCATAAAGCTACCTGAATACAACATTGCTTTTATATTGCCAGTTGTAAACCACATTAAGATTAATGCAAATGCCATAAATCCTAACATCATATATTTTGCCTTTAATGGAAATACTTTCTTTGTTTCCCAGTTTGTAAGGAATGGTCCAAACAGTTTATGGTTGTATAACCACTCGTGCATTCTGTCTGAGCTTTTTGCAAAACAATATGCTGCAAATACTGCTGGAATACTAAATGGTATTCCTGGTAATACAACACCAATGTATGCTACACCTAAACTTAAAAATCCTAAACCCATCCATGCCATTTTTTTGATATTCATTATATCGGTCTCCTAGTTACTGCCGACCTGAGTCCACCACTCTCGTTTCGTTTTTCTTCTATTTCCATATTCATAATTTGTTTTTCGTCAACAAGAGGTTTTGCAGGTTTCTCTCTATCACGTTTAAATGCAGCTGTCGATACTATCAATAACATAATCGCAAGTGGGTCAAATACAAATATAATTGTTAAAATAATCCAACGAACAGCGTTATCATAATATGATTCGGCATCATCACCGTATATCATATCAGCTATATATTTTACTGGGCCTAATTCTGCCTCTTGGTCCAATTGCTGTCTTAGTATTGGCATTTTTTGTTCGTTGAGAGCAACTATTTCATCTACTAAAATATCAATTTCAGCATTAATTTCGTTTCGCTCTGTTGTTTGTACTTTATTGACATAGTTTCTATCTTTTGGTTGACTTGTCTGAAGTACATAATCTAAACTCTCTAACCTACCGGTAAGATTGTCTAGTTGTAATTGTTTACCTTCCAATCTTTTATCCACTATACTCGCTTCAAGGCTATAACTATCTGATGTAACCGATGCGTCAATATGTGCTTTTGAAAGATAACCAAAAATTCCCATTGATGTAATTAACATTAATACGACAACTGCTGTGGTAAAATAGGTACGAACTAAATTGTTAATTCTATCCCATTCGTAATGTAACCATGCAGCTGATACAATTTTTCCAAACTCTAATACACTTGCCATAAATGCGATGCTTAATGCAGCACCACTAAATATTGTCATTAGACCGACAATACTAAAGTATGCAGCTGTTGCTGCGAGAGTTAAGGACGTAAATAAAGTTAACCATTTCATAATATTATTTATAGGGAATATTTCCAATTGACATGAGCATGCTTCGCTTCGTCATCGCGAACATTTACAATCATATCATATAAGGTTGCATCCCTTGGCATCTTGTAATATTGTATTGCTAAATCTGGTGCAGGTACATCTTGTATTACACCCTCGTCAATTAATTCTAAATAATTTGTGTAACTACGAACAGCTTCTTCTTCAAAGTAATGTACCATGCGATGAGCAGTTTTTGGAAAGAATACGTACATGATAAAATAAAAATTCCAAAATATTGCTTGAGCTGCAAGAATTAATAATCTTTCAAATAAATTTGGTTTAGCAATTTCAATAAAGAACATGAGATGCATTCTTTCGTTTTCAGCTTCAGCAAGCAATTCACGTATTTTTGGACCATATCCTGTTTCCATTCTTCGTAAACTTCTTAAATGAATCCACATACCTGCAACCATGCCCGGTACTCCAGCGATAGTTTCAAGTACTACTGCACGATGTCCATATCTTTTAGCAAAGAATGTATCAGCAAAGAATCGAAAAAACTTTGTCATTGAACGTGCTACTAAGTCTTTCATATTTGTTCGAATGTATCCTCTAATGCTTCAACTAATTCGTACATCATAGTTGTTGTGTGTATTGGAGTTGGTGTAATTCTTAATCGCTCTGTTCCTACATCAACTGTTGGACTATTAATTGGCTGAATATAAATTCCATGTTTGTTTAAAAGATAATCCGACATTTCTTTACATCGTTTTGCTTCTCCAACCATTACAGGAATAATATGAGTACATGCTTCAGGATGTACTTCTAATCCAGCTTCAATTACCATATCTTTAATAATTTTACTATTGCGCTGATGTGTTTCGCGAACTTCGTTGTGTTCCATTAAATATCTTATTGATGCAATACTACCTGCACACATAACAGGACTTAACGAAGTTGTAAAGATAAATCCTGAGGCGACAGACCTAATAGCATCGAGAATGATATCGTTACCAGCAATATAACCACCGTGACCACCAAACGCTTTTCCAAGTGTTCCATTTATAATATCTACCCTATCTGATAATCCTAACTTTTCACAATAACCTGCACCAGTTTCACCATATAAACCAACTGCATGAACTTCATCAATGTAGGTTATCGCATTGTATTTATCTGCTAAATCGCAAATATCTTTTATTGGCGCAACATCACCGTCCATACTATAAACAGATTCAAATACAATACATGGAGTTAATCCATCGTGTTGTGCTTTATGTAATGCAGCTTCGAGTGCTTCCATATTATTATGTTCCCAAATAATCTTTTCTGCACGACTATGTTTAATGCCCATAATCAATGATGCATGATTTTTATTATCTGAAACAAAACAAATATTTGGAATAATACGACTGAGAGCGATCATGCTCCATTCGTTAGCTACATAAGCTGAAGTGAATAAGAGCCCTCGTTCTTTCTTATGTAATTGTGCTAATACATTTTCCAGAGTAACATGATAGTGAGAGGTACCGCCAATATTACGAGTACCTCCACTACCTGAACCTGTTTTATCCAACGCAGTTTGCATAGCGTCAATAACATACTGATTTTGACCCATACCAAGATAGTCATTACTGCACCAATTAATAATGTTCTTTGGTGAGTATTTACTATACCAAGTTGCTCTTGGAAATTCTCCTCGAGTTCTTACTATATCATTAAAAACTCTATAATTTCCATTTGCTTTAAGTTTTTCAATTACATCTATAAAAGGCTTTTCATCAATCATTTCATGCTCTATGCTGCGTAAGCGTCGTCCCAATTTCCAGATAATCCAGCAACTTCATATTCAGTTACACGGTTTTCAAAGAAATTAGTATGGTCTGCACCATTTAACACCCATTCCAGCCAAGGAAGTGGATTATCTTTTACTTTAAAGTTTGGTTTCATACCAAGCTGAAGTAAGCGTCTGTCTGTAATATAACGAATATATTGTTTGACTTCTTCTTTGTTTAATCCTTCAATCTCACCCATTTCGTAAGCAAGCTCTATGAACTTATCTTCAAGGTCTACAATGTCTTTTGACATCTCATAGATTTCTTTCTTAAACTCATTATCGACAACACGACTATGTTCTTTAACAAATGCTTTAAAGAGTATTGAGTTACCTTCAACGTGAATAGATTCATCACGAATACTCCACTCAACTACTTTACCCATACCTTTCATTTTACCGAAACGCTGGAAGTTTAATAACATTACGAAAGAAGCAAAGAGTGCAACACCTTCGTTGAATACTGATTTAGCTAATGATAAACCAAGACCACGTAATGTTGCTGTATCAGCTTTTCTCATATAGTCAATCTTATCTGCCATTTCTGAATATTCTAAGAACGCGTGGTATTCACTATCAGGTAGTCCAAGGGTTTCATTTAATAATGCATAAGCTCTCTGGTGGATACCCTCACGAGCTGCAAATGACCCAAGCATATTACGAATTTCATTATTCTTAAACTTAGGAATAAATTGGTCGTAATAGTTTTGACCTACAGCAACATCAGATTGAGTAAATAATCTTAAGATATTTGTAATGTACTCTTTTTCAACTGGTGTAATCTTTCCACCTTTCCAATCAGCTACATCTTCTGATAAATCTAACTCATCTTCAATCCAATGTGCTTTTTCATGTCTTGTTGTAATTTCTACAGCCCATGGATAATGAAAGGGCTTATATGTTTCTGAAAACTCTAACAGACCACCTTGCTTCTTAACAAGAGTATCTGCAATAGCCATAAGGTCATTATATGTTCCAATATGTTTATCGTCAATAAAAATTTGTGGTACACTTCTTACTTGACGACCATTACTTACTCTTTGATAAAATGCTAATCTTTGCTCTTCGTCATCGAGCAATATTTGTGTATATGTAAATCCTCTTTGCTTAAACCATGCTTTGGCCTTTTCGCAAAAAGGACAGTTTGATTTTGTATAAATTGTTACGTCCATCTTTTTATCCTTGACAGGCGACACACTCATCTTGATTTTCCTCTTGTCCGTTTGAAAAATTTACTGCGTCTGGGTTAATAATATCATCTAACTTTTCTCTTTCAACTTTCTGTGATACATTCTCTGCTCTATTAGATGTTTCTGTTCTTAAATAATATAGTCCTTTTGTTCCTTGTTTCCAAGCTTCATAGTGAACTTTATGAAGAGTTGCTTTATCTGCTCCTGCAGGGAAGAATATGTTTAGAGATTGTCCTTGGCATAGGTACTTCTGTCTGTCTCCTGCTAGTCTGATAAGAGCCAACTGATTTAATTCAATTGCTGTTAAGAATACTTCCTTAACACGATTACTTAAAAAATCCAAATGTTGTACACTGCCGCCATTTGTAATAACTGACGACCAAACTTCTTCGGTATTTTTATTAATTGCTTCCAATTCTCTCTCGAGATATGGATTTTTATTTAGGTGACTTCCCACCCTTGTTCTTGAAGTAAATGCATTAGCTTTCCAAGGCTCGATGCTTGGTGAAGTGTTTACAATCATAGAACTATTTGCGTTTGGAGCGATCGCTAACATGTGAGCATTACGACGGCCGGTGCCTACCATATCTGGTGCTTCACCTCGTTGTTTACCCATAGTCATAGTTGCTTCAAGTGCTTTTGTTTTAATGTCTTTAAATATGATTTCGTTAATTGCTATAGCTTCATCACTATCAAAAGGTACTAAATGCTTTTGAAAATATGAGTGTAATCCCATAGCTCCTAAACCGAGTGACCTTTCTTGTTCAGCACTATAACGAGCTTTACTAATCTCATCACCAGCATTATCAATAAAGAATTGTAATACATTATCTAAAAATACAATAAGGTCTTTTACCATATTTGTATCTTTCCATTCGTCATACATTTCTAAATTGACAGATGATAAACAACAAACTGCTGTGCGTTTTTCATCGGTGACAAGGTGGATTTCATTGCATAGATTAGACCCCTTAATGGTCATGCCCATTGCTTTTTGTGCGTCAGGTAATGCACGGTTTGCTGTGTCAATGAAATTTAAGTAAGGCTCACCTGTACGATATCTTGTTTCTAAAATGAGTTCCCATAACTTACGAGCCTTAATGGTTTCTCTGATAGTCTTATCATTAGGGTCTAGAAGGTTCCAGTCTGTACCAGCTTCAACGGCTTTCATAAAGTCATCTGTTATATTGACCGCGTGATGTAGGTTCAGATTTTTACGGTTAACATCACCAGTAGGAATCCTCATGTTAATAAATTCAATAATGTCTGGATGGTCAACATCCATATAAGCTGCATAAGAACCTTTTCTTGTTCGCCCTTGTCGATATGCAACCATGTCTGCGTCGACTGTGTGTAGGAATGGCATAGGACCAGGAGCTTTCTTAGATACTGCTCTGATGTCTGACCAATGCCCACCAACTCCACCACCTTTTACTGATAGCCATCTTAACTCATTTGTATGGTCAATTAAACCATCAAGTGTATCTGGCACATAGCTTAGGAAACAAGAAATTGGTAGTGCTTTAACTTCTTCACCTTTAAGGATAGCATTCGACAATACTGGAGAACTATACATAAACCAGCCTTGTGAAACATAATCATATATTCGTTGTGCTAATTTGTTGTTACCATTACTAAAACATGCTGCAGCTCGAGCAAAAGCTTGTTGAGGTGACTTTTCGTCTTCTCTACAATAGTAGTCTTGTAATAATTTGAGTGATTGTTCTGATAAAATTTTATTCCGTTTATTGTCGATTTCTATGCCGCAATATTGCATACTACTCTCCTAGTTATTTCTTTTATGGTGGAAGAATGAAAAGGTGGATAAGAGAAGTGATGCCATTATGATTTTTTCCAAAAATTAAATTTCATCTTTGCTTCGAGTCCCTTATAAACGTTATTTCTAATTGTTTCTTCAATATTCTTATGGCCGTTAAGGACCATTTCATTAATGTCTTTTCCTGGTAAATCATTTGGCCAAATACAGATTGAATAGCCTTTGTCAATGATTTTTTCCATTCTTTTGTGAATCTCTTTATTGCGAGGTTCTGCGTCAAAAACGAATACTGCGTTTTTATCTACATTATTTAAAGCTTCAGTATTTCCATCAGCACCTGCCATAGCAACTGCATTTTTTAAAAACATACAATCTATTGCACCTTCAACCACAAAATATTGTTGGTTAAAGTCGACAACATCGAGGCCGAATATCTTCGGTTTATCCTCAAACATAATTGTAATGTATCTTAAGCTAGAGTCAGGTTTAAAACATCTAGCCGATACTCCAAACATCTTCTTGTCTTTATCGAAGAATGGAATTACCAAACGAGGTTCATCTCTATCAGTATTAGCAAATTTATCCGGTATAATAGTATTAACCCAAGTTTTAAATTTTGGGGTGTAATATATGCGATAATGTTGCTCTGAAGGAATTACCCTCTTTTGTATATATATTTTGGCAAAATGGTTATAGTCTAGTTGAGATACTTTTTTTATACTTTTTATCGCTGCCTTATTGTCAAATTTTGGGGCTTCAAATTTTGTCTTCTCAAGAACTGTTAATTTATCTTTTGGTCTTGTTTTGTTTATAAATTTTTCTGAGGTATAGTCTTTGAATGCAAGAGGGTCGACTAACTTGAGAAAGTAGGAAAAGGAATGACTTGCACCACAGTTGTGACAATAGTAGTGAAAGTTGTTGTCTTTCTCAAGCAGCCAACCCCTTGCTTTTGTACGAGACTTTTGACTGTCACCACACAATGGGCAACGGAAGTTAATTCTATAAGGATTTGTACGCGTTACTTTAAATCTCTCCATGCGACCTGCAAGAGATTGTGCGTATTGTACGTCAACGAAATCAATCATAATATAAGTGTTTAAGTCTGTTTAATTAATTTGTGTTATTATAACACGTTTGGTGGCATTTGTCAACCATTATTTACCAGTCATCATATCTATAAACATATTGGCACCAGCAGTGACTACAGCTACTGCACCAAGTAACCACCATTTTAAATTTTCTAAATTACGGATACGTCTATCTTGTTCATCAATTTTAATATTTAATTCTTTTGTCAATGTATTAATAGCTGTAAGTGTTCGTTCTGAGCGCTCTTCCATCCATTCTCTTTGTTTTAAGTTATATTCTTGGTGAGCAGATTGTGCTTGATTCATTCCATCTGTCATAGCTTCTTTAAATCTATATTTGTGCTCGTCAAGCTCTTCTTTAAAAGCAAATCGCGATTCAACATTAATGCGCGCTTGTGTATCTATTTTGTTTTCAACTGTATTTAACTTGCTCTCAAATGTCTCTAACACGTTTTGTTGCACCGCAATATCTTGACTAATGTTGACCATTTGGTCCATAGCTTCGTCAACTTTATCAAAAAATCTTTCGATTTGTTTGATGTCGTTTTTAATTAGCGCAATGTCGGTTTTGACATGATTGAGTTCGTCTGACACGCTGTCTCCTAATATGGGTTATTATATCACAGCTTCATAGTTTTGTCAACTATTATTTATAAGTTAATCTTATTAGAATGATATTAATTAAGATTTATTTTCTGATGAAAGGTGACTAAGTGGTCTACTGGTCAACTGGTTTTGACTCAGCTGCCTTTTCTTCTTTGTCATTGGTGGTTACCTTACGATAATAAACAATGACTTCTCCTAGCTCTCTGATATACCTACGGAGCTCTTGGAAATTTGCTGTCATTATTTCATAGTCTTTTATCGTAGTTGCTACGAAAACTATGTCACCACCTTGTGCAATTTTATTTTCATCGAGGAATCTATCGAGATATGTATAGCCGACTGGCCATGTTGGATTCTCTCTATCCTCTAAATCACACGCTTTAGGACGTTTGAGTTTTTCAGCACCTTTATCATCGTACTGAGGTGGGTCAAACGGAATAGAACGTTTACAAGGATTAACAATAACTGCTTCAGATACAACACTCATCTGAACATCAGCTAAATTAATTGGTCTTGGTAATTCTGGTTGGATTATATTAATAGGGACAGGTTTACTGACTATTTCAATTTTCTTTTGTGGTAGTAAAGAACAACCACTAATTATTGTTGTCGTCAGTAGCGCTAACAGTAATGTTCTTGCTATCATTTTCTAATCCCTCAAATACTTCTTTTGTACCATTATTGATACGACTCTCAATCAGACCAGGTTTTTTAATTGCTAGTAAGTTAAGATTATGTCTTTTAAAAATTTCAAGGTAACGTTCTTTTTCTGCTTCAATAGCAGCATTAGCACGACTCATATTATTGAGTGCTTCACCTTGTTTTTCGTATGACTCTCTAATAGCTTCGATAGCTTGCTTTTGTTCTTCAACAGCAAGCTCTAACTTTGCGTTATTTCCTATTAGAGTTTGGTTTTGGTCGAATAAGTAATAAGATGCACCACCAAGGATTAAAATAATTCCTATTAATATTTGATACATTTATTCTTCCTCAATTCTATAGAACAGACCACTAGCTGACCGTACGGAGACCAGCTTTTTGTCCGCAGTTACAAAGATAAGCTCTTTCCAAGTAGATTTTTTAATCTTCCGCACACCCAGATATTTCTTATCATCAACATTTCCAAACTTGGTGTCATAAGATACTGTAATAGTATAAGACTTACCAAACCACCAAGCTTTTATCCATGACCACATGGTGCGGTATTAACCGCAGTTAGAAGCGTATAATTCGTTGCACTTAGCTTCAGAACAGCCGTACTTTTCTTTTACAGCTTTGATGATATCGCCTTTTTTCTCGCCATCAGCGTGTCTCTTTTTCATTTCTTTGACACAAGCGGCTTCGTCGAAATCCTCTTCTTCGTCGTCATCGTCAGATTCTTCTTCATCAGATTCATCTTCGTCTTCTTCAACGAGCTCTTCAGTTTCCTCAGCAACAACTTCCTCTTCTTCAGAAGTCATTTCTTTGTACTTTTCTTCAAGAGCAGCACGAATACGCACATTCATTTCATCTTCGAATGCTTCTTTTAGCTTAAGCGGATTGTTCTCAATTGCTTCAGCTATAATTTTTTCAATAGACATCTCTATTTCTCCTTTTTTTAACTTAATTTGGCTCTATATGTTAAACCTGAACCACTAGGCTTAATTACATTTTCAAGCAAGCCATTGTAATATATTGCATCATAGCCGATGTTTTGTGTATCGTCTTCGCTAGGCTCCCAGCTATTAACTTTACCACCGTTGTTTATATGTGCAGCTATACGCTTTGCAGTGTAATTTGATAGTTTAGTTCGGTAATCACATTTCTTTATAATTTCTTTTAAACCATTTTCATCTACTTCTGAGTCTGGATAAAAAACAGTTTCCCCACGGACATCGGCATCACCTCCGCCCTCAAATCCTAACATTTCATCTAAACCTACTTCACCTTGTTCGTTCATAGCGTCAAATATCTTTTGAAGATTTCCTGAGCCACCTACTTGAATAGCTACTGGTTTAAATTCGCTGTCGCCACTGTCATCATCAGACTTGAAAACTCTTGGATGTTTTTCTTTGGCTTTTTCTTCGGAACCGTAATGTTTTGCTAAATATTTAGCAACTTTATCATGGTCACCAGTTACGATAGATTTTCCATCTCTCTGTCTTGGCGCGCCAATTTTAATTCCATATCTTTCTGCTTCTTCTTTGCGCCGCTCATCATTACCTTTATATTCAATTGTAACTTTATCAGTGTCACCAAACCTATCATCTTCATTCATATTACTAACTGCTTCTTGTAAAGCACTTCGTAAACGACCATTCATTTCGTCTTCAAAAGCTTCTTTAAGCTTTAAAGGATTATTATCAATAGCAGCTTGGATAATTTTTTCTATTGCCATTTTAGTTCCGTATAAAGTATTGTTTGGTTTATTTATTAAACTTGTTCCATCCTGACCATCAAGCGCTCCGCTCTGTTGGTCACTTGTTTATGCCATCTACTATCACGTCCTTCAACTGCGGCTTCTGCCCAGTCACCTTCGTGTAATGCAGCATTGAATTTTTTGAACTTACTTAAACGAGTACGTCCCATATTAAACATCATATTAACAAGAATCTCTTGAACTTCGCCAGGAAAATCATTAAATGATTCTTCAGTATAAAGAGCATGACACTCACTGATAGCGATTTCTAAATCCTTATCAAAACAATCTTTGACTCTGTCTTCGTCAACTGGTGTACCGACATCAGCACCAAACTCTGGGTCTGAATCTAATACTAAATGACCTACACCAAATGTAGGATAGCCGAGATGGTCTTTGTATATTTCGTATACAACACCTTCGTCAATTTTTAGTTGTTCAAAAACGTTATCTCTATTTTCTTGTTTCATATTTAATTCCTAAAGTGGGTTAGTACTAAAGTCGTAATCCGATGTGCCATCAGCCAAATATATTGAATCAGCTAATTTTGTTTCAGCATAAGATATTAAATCTGCTGCTGCTTCATCTCCACCGAGATTAGTATGTGCCCAATTAATAATTTCAGTTTGTGTTACAGTACTATTAGCAGTAATAAAATTATTATTTGCTAAATCTTCAGCACTTAAAACACTTTGCTGTAATAAACTAATATTTGTATTAGCTCCAACTACATCGTCATAAACAGTAATTGTATAATTTACTGATTTAATAACATTAGTATATGTTTCATATGTAGGAATAACCGTTACGTCGACTAATTCCTTAACATTTACTGTAGCCATTACTTTGCAAAATCTTTAAAATTTTTGCGCTTATATTTCTTTTGAGCCTTTTTAGAAACACCAGGTTCACCTTGTGCTCCGACTCCTAATCCTGCGATTGCTCCACTACCAACACCAGTCATTTCTTCTTTTTCCGAAGCTTCAATGATATCAGCCCATTCATTAATGAATCTGTTTTCAGCTTGAGAAAGATATTCCTCAATTAGAAACTCTTCATTTAGCATGGTATTATTTTCAAGCGCAGCTTGTTCTTTAACTAACCATAATGCAGCTGCATAAGAAGCTAGTCTTGTAGAACCGCCAGGTAATTTAGCAAGTAGTTTTTTAACATTTCCAACTAATTGGTCAAATACACCAAAAGCTTTTGTCTGCTCTCTTTTAGTAAAATCTTTACGACGAATAATAATATTACCCTTCGCATCGATAATTCCTAATTTATGAGCAGGCCACTTATTAAAAGGCGTAACAAGCTTTTTAATAAACTGAAATACTAAAAATAAATCAACTACCATTTAAATTTCCTTTAGTTTTTGTTCAATAAATATGTCACCAATAATACTATCTTTATTGATAATATTCTCATCGTATTGCAATACTTGTGGCATAAAATTTAAATATTCCACAAATGGTTTAAGATAACTATGAAACTCATGCAATTTTAAAAAGAGCATGTTAGTTGCATCTACTCCAAACACATTGTATATCACAATTAAGTGATTCAGTATCAACCTTTCTTTCAAATCATTGTCTTGCTTATAACGACTGAAGAGCTTTCGAAGATACTGAAATCTTTTCATGTCTTCTTCAAACTCTGACATATCCGTACATTGAGGATTGTCATAGTGCTTCATCGCATAGAGCAGAAAGGTTGATTCTGTTAAATTCATATTATAAAAAATTATTTATTGTTAATAAAACTATTTATTAGCTGTCAGCAACCACTGAATCATCACCAGTACCAGATACACCAGCATCACCAGCATCACCAGCAGCAACTTTCATTACGCATAGTGGCTCAGCGATATGTCTTGTACGACCATCTGCTGTTGTATAAGTATTGTAGAGATTCCAACCTGGTGTTTTAAGACCTTTAGCTTGGTTTGCAGCAACACCTGCTTCTGTCAAGTCAACGAATACTGCGTTGTCTTTATCATTAGACTTATTAGTGTTATTAGCATCGTCGGATAACCACTTCGGCGCACTTGCCGCAGCGTCTGTTTTTCCCCATAGTGCCATTGTTATTCTCCTGTTATATTTAACGTTAAGTTATAACAAAAATCGCATTCAATGTTTCGTTAGAAACTTATTTTAATTGCTTAAAAACTTCGTCTACTAAATCAGCTTTTTTCTTACGCTTATCGAGTTCAATCCCGATTTCACGACCCTTTTCTTCCAACTGAGCTTTCGTTAATTTATTTAACGATGCTTTAGTTGGCTTAGCAGGTTTTGATACTGCTTTGGCAGCTACTGTCTTTTTAGGACCTTTAGCAACTGCAGCCTTCTTAGGCTCCTTTACTGGGTCGACTGGTTTTACACCAGTTCCGAATAAGCTTTTTAGCCATTCAATTAGTTTTCTCATAATATCCTCCATAAGATATATTTTCATTCATATTAATTATATATTAATTCTTAGAGGCTTTTGCCATCTCTTTTAATTTTTTAGCGTCGATTGCTTTACCAATCTTTTTACGACGATTCTTTAAATAATCATCAGTGTCATCTACATCACCGTCATTATCGATGTCTGCATCTGCTTTACCGACTGGGTCAAGCTTTTCTTCTTCTTTTTTAGCTTCTGAAATATCGTGTTGTCCGCCACAGTGCTTGCATTCCGGGCCACATCCACATTTACCTTCTTCATCAATTTTATTACCACAGCAAGAGCATTCATCTCCTGCTTTAGCTTCAAAAAAGGCATTCAGAGCGTATTCTAATTTTTCGTTTAAATTCATTATTTACTCCTTTTCCAACCACGGTCGATATAATCTTTAATCTCAGAACTAGATACATATGCTGTTTTACCGTTTGGACTAACTATTTTGTTTTTACCGGATTGGTCTCTGCCATAACCTTTAATTTTTTCCACATCCTTTACTGATTTCTTAGATAAAGAAAAGTCTTTAGGACTATGTCTAACTGGGCTCTTAAAATGAACACCAGTTCTTGCCATATCTCTTTTATCTGCTGAACCGATACCCTTACTACGCTTAGCAC